GGATTCGACTCAATCTTTAACACCGCCACTTTTCGTCTCTTATATAAGAGACGAATGTTGTTTTTGGATCCCCATACCCCTCTGTACTGCCAGCGACGCGTTTACAAGTCCATGTGTTCCATGATCGTGCAACCGGACAAGAGCAAACTGGAAGGCGTCAAACGTCCGAATGGATCGAATCAGAGCAAAACCATGCAATTTAGTCGGTACGTGCAGCACCACTATTCGCGTTCGCAACCCGCCCCGGTCGATTTGTGCCCCCAGGGAAGTCTCCAACACAAAAGTTATGTTGCCCCCGACCGCGTTGAATGCGCCAATCCCATCTTTAGCAAAAACTGGACCTCGAAATCCAATCATTGTTCGTGTATCATTGGTAACGACACGATTTCATCCTAGTTTTTTTTTTCTAATGTCTGTCTATACTCAATGGTCAATCGTCCCGATCGCAAGCCCGATGGCCATTACCACATCAAGGGGAAAAAGTATCCTCAACTGGTGGGATCTCGCCGTCAAGTGTGGAACCAAACGGCGTTTAAAACGGCGGGGGGGCTCACCCGTCGCCAAATCATGATGAACAAAAAGGGCGAACTGGTGTCCGTTCTCAAGAACAAGACGGCCAAGCGCGGCAATCACCTCGGCAAGTACTTGAAGGGCGCCAAGGACAAGGGCAAATTTGAGCTTTCTCACAAGTAAACATTTTGTGTCTATCATATTATAATACATGGTTGAATACATCTATTATAACGGCCTTGGCGCGAACAAATCGGGTAAACATACCGTACAGGAATTTTTAGAAATAATGAATACAAAATTTGGTATAAGCTGTTCTGATTCATTGTTGACCCAATTAGATTATAAACCGTGTGCCGAATACGTAAAACTCAACCGCGAATTTGCCGAATGTAATATGCGTAACGTCGACCGGAAGATTAAGAAACCGTGTAACAAGAGCAAGAATTATGAAAAATTAGGTAATCAGTGTACAAAGTATAGACAAACGAAAAAACGAAGAAAATGCAGCTTGGATGAATATATAAAATTTAGTGATGCAAAACGCGGCGGTCCATGACCAACCACGACGTGGCGTGGGTTGCGTTTAAACATCCGTCGATGAACAATACGGTGAACAATATCCAAACACATCTTCGGCATGACAATGATGGTATACCCAATCCTCGACGACGGCAAAGGTAATGGGCGTTTTGCCCGCAGACGCGCGGTACAGAGTATGCAAGTCCCGTACCAATGGGATATGATTCGGTGGAATGTGACACAACGTTTGCGTTTTGACAACATGGACGTTGTAATACGATTGTTGGACTTGTCCGATCCAGGTGGACACCGCATGTCGACACAAACGCATCGTCTTGCGGTATTTAGGAAAGAGGCGGACATATTCTTGGACATGGTGTTGACCAGCGGATCGAAGACACAAGAATCGAAACAGCAATTTGGCCGGAATCTCGCGAATTAGGCATTGCGCAAAACAAGTCGGATGTTGGAAGACGGTCGATTGTCCGGTGCTCTTGGATCGCAAAATGACGGGGCAATCGGTGGGAAACCAACCATACGTCTTGGACACTTCAAAGGGCATATGTTTCAGGGCAGAAATGTCATGGTAAAGGGACAAATACGTCGAAGTGACAAATGTCGTCTGGCGAAGCACCAAGATGGACAAAATGTCCGTCAAATGCAATTGTACCGGATACTTCATCGACATTTGCAAACAAAATGTGAATTCTGTGGGCAACAAGTCCAACAAGAAAGGTAGACGTTTCTCGTCTTCCAAAACAACCACGGAAAAGACGGAACAAAAGACTTGACGTACCGTTTTACCATCATGGTCTCCTTCCGAAAAGACTTCGGATCCTCCAATTCCACCCAGTTCCGTGACCAATTCCCATCCAGGAATACGCGAATCGTAAAACAATTGCAATTCCATGACATGATCGCGATATTCCATCGCCACAATGTCGTCGCCGAATGGAATCGTCATCTTGGACACGGAATGTTCCCGTTTAAACTGAGACCATGGAATGCGTGGTGGAGGCATAAATGCCAGGACAGTGTTGGAAGAAGAATCCACGATGGCACGACTGTCTCGGTCTTGTTTTAGAAATTGATATCCATGTTTGCGCGGGGAAATAACCGAGTTGGTGGGCGATCCTTCCAACACGACCGAGGTTACAGTATACATTTATTTCATGTGCATGGGTTCAACTGTTTGAACCATTTTTATGTAAACAGAATATAGGTTTAGAGGTCCAAGATACATTCATGCCCAATCGCAGAGAGGATCATCACGAAGAAGAAGAAGAGGAAGAGGAAGACGTCACCCACAAACCTGCTGCTCCTGCTGCTCCTGGTTCTACCACGTTTCAGTGGGGGGATGTCGTTCACGTCTTTTCTTCGCGCCACGAAGCCTTGCACGAACAATTGTTCTTCATTTCTTACATTGATCCTCACAAATTGAAATTGGTGCATACCGTGACGGGATCAGTCGCCGAGTTGAAATTAACCTATGACATTTCCTCTGGTGCGCACATCTTGTTGGACGAATCTGTCGAACGAATCCGGGTCATCAGTCGCAGCAAAGAATCGGGATGTGCCCGACAACTGGGGCTGTTGCCCGACACGTATGTGGATTTGGAGTTTGGGGGGGACATTCCTCAATTTGTGACTGGCAAAATTACGCACTTGCAACAGGATATGATTGAAATTACCACGATTCCAACAAAGACGGTCTTGTACATTGACTTTGCATATCAAGGCATTCCGGAGCATCTTCCTTTGCGCAAAATACGGATCCGGGATGGTCCGCCCAAACAATCGACACAAGAAGACGATGACGATGACGAAGGAGGTGTTTCTCGTCATCCACGCCTCACCTTTTTCAAGGAGGAGGAGGGCGGCAATGCCTCGGTGGATTGGAATCTAGAAGGAGAAATGATCATTGTGGGAAATGATGCCGAAAGTCTCTCCTATCACGTCTTGTTGGAACGGGAATATGTGGAAGCGGATCGATTGATGGTGGAAGAACAGGCCCAGAAAATCATGCCGAAGCCATACTCTTTTGTCCAAGAGGTGATTGAGCAAGAGTCGTACCAACGCGGTGAACGTTTGCGAACCTTGTTACACAAGGCGCCGCCACCATCCATACCTGATTGGTGGATTCCTGTATGGAAACAAGACGCGCAAGAAGACCTCTCGGATCCGCCTTTACGGGATGGCCTTTCCGACAAACACGACATTGTCCGCCAAAACAGTGGTCAAGAGGTGACTTCGTGGATTGTTCTTCCTCCCCATGCTATTGTTCCACCGCGATCCTTGTTGGAAGATGTTGATTCCATGCCCCTGTTTTTGTGGCGACTCTTTTCGAAACACAATCCGCCTACCCTTTTGGATTTCAGCGGCAACGATTTTTTCAAAACGGTCTGGCCGCAAACATCGTCCTTGTATACTCTTCCAACATCCACCAAGCTTTCCGGCCAGCACAAGAAGCTTTCCGAGCCCCCCAAAAAGCTTTCCGAGCTGCCCAAAAAGCTTTCCGAGCCCCCCAAAAAGCTTTCTGACCAGCAGCCGCCCAAGAAAAAGGACACATTGTCTCCCTTGTTGGAGGAACAAGCGTCGGTGTTGGAACAATTCAAAACGGGCTACTTTAAAAACACCGAAGACATGTCTTGGCAGCACATTTTCCAACAAGACTACGCGGCCTACTTGTCCATGTTGGTCCGCCTCTTGACCGTGCCGCACTTGACCTTGTCCCCGGAAATGACCAACACCTTGACGGAACGCATGCACAAGAAACTGGCCGATTACGAAGACATGAATCACGTGTCAAAAATCAAAGCCGGAGATTGTAGCCAACGCGTCTTGACCAAGCGATATACGTCACTCCAGGATGTCCACAAAGATTCGAATCACGGGAAAACGCCGGACCCCATTTACGTCGACGCCGAGTATGACGATACGCCGTACGATTTGCTCAAACCCTTGGAGCAGGAATTTGCCAACATGACCGCCAAACCCTCCGAATTTGAAGAATTTGTCGCCCACAATTTGATTGATCGCCACAATTATGTGCCCAAATTGGCGCAAGAGGTTGCCGAGACGATGGTGTCGCGTAAACGTCGTGTCAAAGAGGGTCACTATGCAATCTTGGAATCGAATGGACCGCCGTTTTACTACCGTCGTACCCACGATGACAAATGGGTTCTCGACAAGACGGTAGATGCCACTACGTTTGTGGATACCCCCACCTTGTTTTGCAACATGGACAAGATTTGTATGCGCGATGCATCCACACCCGTGTGTCAAACCCCGGAAGATGCCCAGCTTCGATTGCGATATTTGGAACAACGCCGGACGTTGCGTGAAATGCAGACACGGCTCACGAAATCGGCCTTTCAAACCGCGAAACAGTTGGAAGAGGAAGCCCATCGATTGCGGCAATCTCTGAAACGGCGCTCCATTTTACAATATGTCGACTTGCATCGATTCGATGAATATCATGTGGCTCTGGGGCAGCGCAATCCAGAAGAAGAAGAACATCCTGTGGAATCGCCACACGTGGCTTTGAGAAATCGCATACTGGGGGACAAGGATCAAGTACGTCGAAATCAGCGCATTTTGGATTTTGTAGTACGACATTGCCGGGAGGCACTGGGCACAGAATCCCCGCATTGGTGGTATTGCAATGAAACGGTGCCTGCGTATCCACTCATTCCTGTACGACTCCATCACTTGGCGCGCACGTGGACGCCTCTCATGTTGTTGGACGAAGCTGTGGTGGAAGAGGGTTGCTATGTGGATCCGGATACTGGATACACACTTTCCACCGCTGAATTTGCCAACAAGAATTTGCCAACAGATGAAGAACCAGACGTGACAGACGACGACAGTAGTAGTGGAGAAAAAGAAAAAGACGGGCTGCGCGACATTGTTCTCGTATTGCGTCAAAATTTGCAGGCTGACAAAAAAAAGAATCTCGACGTAGAAGAGGAACGCGCTCTCTGCATCGCGCGAGAACTCGTGCATGAAATTCACACGGCGGCGCAATACAAACAAATGACTGCACCTCGCGATGGCACACCGTTTTTACCCTATCACATGTACCGCGACCGTGAATATATTTTGCGCACGGCGAGTGCATTGTTGTTTGCCATTCAAACCACAAAGTCCACACGACGTCCGTGGAAACGGGCCTTGGCCACGGGATTTCCTCTGGATCCCGATGAAAAAAATGTCCAAGGGTTGGCAATCCTGTCGACCCTTTTGAACAAGCTCAAATCCAACAAACATCAACCGTGGGACAGTTTGAATCCGTGGAACGAACCGACGATACGACAGGCACTCGTCGTACGGTGTAGAACCTTGTTGATCCAGAAACCCAAATACGAAATGTTGTTACGCATTCAGCGTGATCGTACAGTCTGCCAACGCGAACAATTGACTCCTCCTCCCACGTTGGTCACTTGGCCACCATTGGTACACAGAGTACATGTTGTGCCAACCTTGTTGGAAGACGGGTTTTCGACACACCTGTCGGCGTTGATCGCACAAGCCAATCGCAAACAACACGCTGCATTGGATGCTCTGAATTCCAAGAGTTGGATTCATGCCTATGGTGTACTTGAGGACAAGAAACGGGCCGAGATGTGGATTGAAGCCTGCCGGACCTGGCAACGTCTGTCTCATGATGTCGGAAAACGATGTCGCCTTCAACACGTGGCGATGCACGAGGAGAAGCGTACACCACAAACAACCTCCTCGGTCTCCGTTCGTGACCGCATCGCATGGGCAGCACTCATTTGGTATCATCAACTCGATCAACCTGGACCCATTCCGGACAATATGCGCGCCCTCGGATGGATCAAAGAAAAACCGTCGGACTATGATGGTCAAAAGACGTTGGAAGAAAACAAGAGCGCCTTGTCTGTCAAACTCGATATGAGCAAATTCAATGCCATGATGAAAGTGGTATTCCAACAAAATGTCGTCGCCATTCCCGCAGCCAAACATCTATACAAGACACAAGTCGGTGCGGCACGGGACATGGTGGCATCCATGACGCGTAAAACGGACACCCCTCCGGCCATGGGACTGGCCTTTTGCAAATTGTTGGATGCCCATTTGTTGGTGGGCAAAGACGACGAAGAAACGGCATTTGCCTTGATGGAAGAAATTACCGTCCAACGTATGACCCTGTGGACCATGATACGTCAAAGCTTTGCACACGATCAGGTGCATCGGATCCAGGTCTTGCTACGAGAAGAAACACGCAACATGAATCGGTTCCGAAATTTGTGCAAGGTGTTTCCCCGCTTGTACGCGGACGACATTCCCGAGTTGCTACGGCCGGCTTTTGTGCAAGTCCAACATCGGTTGGCGGATCTGGTCGTATTCTTGGAATTGATGACACCGCACATTCTCGACGACGCAATGGTGGATGCCATTTTCGTCTATTCTTTTTTGATTGTTCTGAAAGAATATTTGCACGTGGCCACGAATTCCTACATGAGCGATTGCATCGCCAATTTCGTTTCCGGGTGGTTGGTGCGTTAGTTCATTCATAATTTCATTCTTACAAACACATGAAATTATTCTTCGGCGGTTGGGTTCTTCTTCTTGTCGTCTGCGGTTTTCTCGTCTTCGCACAAATTGTGTTCGCGTTTTTCTTGAATGTCGACCACTTCGGGTTTTTCCAAGGCATTTACAATGTACGTCGACGTCTTTTTGATTTTTTCCGCGCGTGTCTCGGGAGTCATGATCATGCCTTGAATGAAATTGGCCCAGGAACTTTCCAAATTTTTCAGAGCTGTACCCCACCCTGGTGCGGCGGCATTGTCTTCCACCTCAATGTACTTTTCTATCCCCGTGGAGGCACCACCAGGCCCATAGATGAGACGAATACGGGTTCCCGGGGACGCTCCACCGCGGACTGTTTTCCTCGTTCCGTGGCGTCTCTGCTGTCTTGTATGACGTCTCTTTTTTTCCATTGCTGCTTTACACGGATACAAATTTATCCCTTATAATGTAATGGCAGGGAAATCATACCGCAGAAAACGGCGACAAACCCAGAGGGAGAGAACCCACAAACGCAGACTACTACCCACCCTGCAAGTCGCAAACGACCAGCCCGCGTTACACTGCAGTCCAGTGGCGGAAAAACTGGGCCATTTGCCCGGATCATGTTTAAATTCCAATGTCCTGGAAAAAATTCGCAACGGTTACAATCAAACCCATCGCGATCAAGCCATTTTGGAGCAAAATGCGGAGAACGTGTACTCTCGTCTGAAAAAAGTACTGTCCGACAAATGCGGCGAAAAGGAGGATTGTTGGCTAAATGAAATTCCCAATGAACAAGAACGACGGAATTTAGACAAGACGTTGTTTGTTCCGGATCAACCCAGTGACTGGAAAGAAAAGCCGAACCGTTGGTTGTCCAATTTTGACATTGAGGCAGTGTTGAAACAATACGAGCAGGCCTATCCGGAATTCAAACTGTTGGGACCGACTGTCTTGGATTATGACACCAAGTTGGACGACGGTCAATGCGTCGACGAAGACTTGTGCCATTTCTCGCTCGACCGATGGATCAAGCAGGGAAAGACGAAAATCGCCATTAGTTTCAATCTCAGCAAACACGATGAACCGGGAACACATTGGACCACCATGTTTGTCGATGTCCCCAACAAATTCGTATATTACTACGACAGTGCATTGAATCCCGTGCCGTCGCAAATCGACAAGTTTAAAAAGGTGATCCTGCGGCAAGGAAAAGGATTCAAATTTCACAAGAACAATCACCAACATCAAAAGACCAATACCGAATGTGGCATGTATTCTCTCTTTTTCACCATTGTCATGCTGACGGGTAAAATTTCGTCGTCGACTACCTCGGTGCTCTCTCCGAAAGAGAAAATCCGTCTATTTAGTGAGATGTTGATTCCCGACGGCGTCATGCAACAGCACCGGTCCGTCTACTTCAGCAACTAGTAACCCCCGATTACATTACACCTTTCGTCCCCATTCGGTGCTGCAAAGCCGGGGAAAACATTGATCGCGCTCGCGCTTGAATTTCAACTTTTAAGTATAAAAGACATTCTATAAAACCAAAACGTCAAGCCTTAAAACATTGGTTTTATCCCACGGTTCTGGTTCAACGGATAAGGACACTACGCACTCCTACTTGGATCTCTACGAGAGACTCTTGGCAAAGAAGAGAGACACTGCATCGCATGTTCTTGAGGTTGGAATCGGCGATTTCGGTCACAAGAATGGCGGAAGCATCAAACTGTGGAGAGATTATTTCACGAAAGCCACAGTCTACGCTTTGGACATTGTGCCGATTGACCGGGTCATGGACGAGTTGTTACACGACACGAGAGTGGTATTATACACGTCGAGTGATGCATACGATGCCGACTTTTTCGCTCGCGAGTTTTTAGGCAAAAACATCAAGTGCGATTTCATGCTCGACGATGGCCCTCACACCCTGGACTCGATGAAACGTTTTGTTCAGCTGTACTCGCAAATCATGAAAGACGATGGAATTTTAGTGATTGAGGACGTGCAAGACATGACGTGGTTGGACATTCTCAAGGAAGAAGTTCCGGAACATTTGAAACAGTTTGTGAAGTGCTATGATTTGCGGTCCAACAAGAACCGATACGATGATATTGTCTTTACTATCGACCGCTCGTACGCCGGATCTGAATAGCACTTGACGGTGCGCACGATTTCGACGCATGCTATTGTCGGAGAATCGCACGTATCATGGGCTAACGATTGTTGTACAAAGGTGTTAAAAAATCCTTTCTCCGGATTAACTATACATGGACGCGTCTCAAATTCGGTTGAAAATTCAAGAGTATTTGGATCAGGGCCATACCGCGACCAAACAGGGAGACGATGCATTGTTGTCGCAACCGAACCTTTCCTTCGAGAGTACCGGACTGTTGGGCATGGGAAAGAAAAAGGTGAAGATTACGTATGACAAACCGATTCTTTTGAAAGAAAAGTGCGTCTATCGCAGTTTAAACGGGGACGTGTTTGAAATTGTCAAACTCGACTTTGTTGGCAATGATTTAGATGCAATGACGGTCAAAATCGTCAGTGCACATGATGAAATGCAAGATTTGGTGTATCCTCGTTCGGGCCTTGATTTCAATTCCATGAGGCGTGAAGATTTAAAACATTATTTAGGTACAATCCTTTTTTTGGAGTCCGTCATACTCTTGTACTACCGTTTAGATGACAAAAAGCTCAAAACGGTCTCCGGAATAAGTCGTGTGTTGGATGCCGTCGGATGGTCCTCGGGGGATCCGAGTGTCATGACCAGTGGAATTCGCGACTCGTGTCCGCAGGATTTACAACATGCTCGCGATGAATTGGCGGCCTTGAAGGCGAGTATTCTCACGGGCAATGTCAACAAACTGGATCTTGTTCCATTGTCCACGACGGCGTATCCGGACCGCGTGAAAATTGAAGCCAATGTCGGCGGCAAACGGGTCGAATTATATATTCGTAACAATGACACGATTGAAACGCAAGTTCCCTTCGTTAGCGGTGCTCATCTGTATGACATGGCTGATGCAGGGCTCGGCGTTGCAGGTCCAGCCGTGAATTTGCAAACCATTCAGTGCAAAGTGATTCACATCGATCATCTAACGAAACCCAAGGCGAAAGTGTTGTTGGAAATCAAGGGCACAACGCGTCGGTTTAAAGTGCCGGTGGACCCTACCTTGTATTTTTGGAAACACATTAGCCTGTTGGACAAATACTTTGGGAAATTTAAGAGCAATTTACAGAAACAAATGACACGAAAAGGTGGTTATACTTCCAAGACGACGTCGTTTTCGCCTAAAAAAAATGTCAAGAAGACGTCGAAAAAACACAAGTAAGTGTTCGGACTCAACGTTCACTGCAATTTCTGACAAACGCATCCAAGGTGCCACGATTTCTGTCAAGACGTCGCACGTTTGACTTCTCTTCGTGAGCCAAGGAATACCCATTCATGGAGGCGGGAAAGAGTTCGTCTTCTTCGTCTGGATTGTCTTCTTGTATTTCCAAGAAGCGAATCACCGCCTGGGCATACGTCTGAAACGAGTCGAGCACATCTTGGCTAAACGTGGTAGACTTGGGCTCGCGAATCAATCGTTGGGTAATGTCCAACACGGGAGTGCGAAATTTGCGCAGGTTGTCGACAAACTGTTGAAATTCGGCATGCTTGATGCTGTCCGTCTTGGCCAAGTACTTGGCATAATGCGTCTTGTTCAACAAGAGTTCCATGGTCATGCGATCCATGTCATTCATGGGTGGGTTGTCTTCCATTATGCATAGTGCTCGGTTATTTTTTCCCCTGAAATCACCGCGACCGACCTCGGTGCAAAAATAGTTGTGTTTACACTGTTGCACATTCAAAAAAAGCACACCTTTGCACACACCGTTGGGCTAGATAGATGAACGCGGAGCAGGTTCTCCATCAATACGACGTTGCAGCGCAAAACCTACGCACGACGGATTTGGCCCTCTCCTTCTTTCATGACGCCAAAGAGTTTTACGTTTTGAACAAGGAGGAGTTGGAAGAACAGATGCGGACATGGCGCAAACTCTCGAAAGAGGGTAGGCTGAAGATGGCGGCATACAACAACAGGACGCAAACTGCGAAAGGACGCACGTGGTACTTTTTGGTAGTGCAGGCGTACTATCCCAACGGCAACATGATGGAATGCAATGTTGACCCATTTGGATTGTTTGTTCTCAACGAAATGGTCTCGGGATTTCTCTATGCGTTTACTCGAGAAGCGAATCGAAATATGGTGTATGAATACGTGATGAAAGACGTGCCGCAGCCTGAGCCTGAGACTTGACGGCGGACGGCAAGTAAGTACATTGGAGTTTTCTTAGACTTTTTTTTTTTAAGTGTGT